TGAGAAGCGGGCGATCAGACGGCGGATTGGGAGGGGGAGAGCGGATAGGCGAAGTCGAAGCCCTGGGGCCGGGGCAGATCCACGCGCTTGCCGAGGATCCGGAGGTAAAGCGCGCCGGGCCGGGGGCGCTCGAGTGTCACGCGGGTCAGGCGCACGCGCGGCTCCCAGCGCAACAGGGCCATGGCCGTCGCGGCATAGATGGCCAGGCGCGTGCGGGGGTTGTCGGGTTGGTCGACCAGATCGGGAAGCCGAGACCCATAGGGCCGCAGCATGACGCGGCTGCGCTCAGGCGTGGTCAGGATGTCGCCGATCGACTGCTCGAGATGTTCGGCGCTGCGGCTGTCGATGGCCTGACCAGTGAAACGGGACATGCCATATCCTTGGCCGGTCATACGGGCGCTCCCGTCTTGCCGGAGATAGTGCCGCCGGTGTGGACGTGCGCCTTGAGGCTCTTGGGGGCGCCGGGAACGGCGACCACGACGTCTTCGGTGGCGGTCAGCGTCTTGTCGATGGTGGCGTTGCCGGTGATCGCGGTGTCGCCGTCGATCGAGACATTGCCGGTGATGGTGGTATCGCCGACGATCGTGACGCCGCCCGGCGCGGTGATGCTCACGCTGCCCGGAGTGTTGACATCAAGGCGCTCGCCCTCGGGATCGTAGGAGACCTGGGCTCCATCCTTGAAGCGGATGGCATTGACCAGGCCGAGGAACAGCGGCGCGAAGGCCGAAGACGGCAGGCCGTTCAGCACCATGGCCTGCTCGATGTCGCCTTCGGGCGCGAGGACCAGGACCTGCTGACCCACGGTCGGCGGGATCCAGAGCGTGGTGTCGCCAACCAGCATCAGCCAGTCGATCAACGGAGTGGTCTGGTCGCCCATGGCGACGATGACCTTGCCTGCCTCAAGGTCGACGGACTGGACCGTGCCGACACGCAAAAGCGCGCCGATCGTGCGATCGGGATCGGAGTCCTGACGGGTGCTGGCGGGCCGGGTCATAGGCTGCCGACGATGGCGCAGGCCGCGAAGGTTCGCAGGGGCGTGGTGTTGTCAGCACCGCACGGCACAAAAGGCGGTCAGCCGATGGCGGTCAGGCTTTCATCCAGCTCGGGCCAGCTGATCGTGTGCGGAAAGCCGCCCTGTTCAGGCACGTCACGCAGGTCCTGGATGTAGCGCAGCACGGCCTGATAGTCCTCGGCCGTCAGTGTCGTCGTGATGCCGAGCGCCCCCTCGTCCCGGTGCCGGTCGATGATCCAGCGGACCCGGGTGATGCGGCGGGCCCTGTCAGACCTGACCGCCTGGGCCAGCACAACCTCGTCGGGCTCGAGGTCGGGATCATCGTTGCCGGTAGCGGCCGGGCGCACATTCCAGACGCCGTCCTCGAAGACGGCCTCCTCATCGAAGCTGAAGGCAGGCGGGGCTACCGTGGTGGCATTGGCCGGGATCAGCCAGTGCTCGGGCTGCACACGCGTTGCTGCAGCCTTCGCATCGACCAGGGCAGCATCGCGGATCTGCATGGCCTGCCCGATCGCGGCGTCCAGATCCTGCTCGGCCTGAGCCAGTTGGTCGAGCGTTTTGCGCGGGGCGTCCGCAAAGTCCGACAGAGCCTGCTGGTAAGCGGCCGAGTATGCTTGATGTGCCGCAGCCGCAAGCGGATCATGGGCGGCCTGTCGCGCCAGCTCAAGCTCCATGGGATCAGCATCGGCCATGCCAGCCCCTCGGTAGAGGCCCGTCGCGGGGTCATAGTGATAGATCAGCATGGCGCGCCTCAGTAGGAGATACAGGCCAGGAGGGCCTCGTTGACCGGGCGGGCTTCGCTTCCGCCTTCGAATGCGGTGAACACCGTCCGGACTAGGCCACCCGAGTCGGTGTCCTCGACATAGCCTTCATCCGTGCCGTTGGAGCTTCGGGTCGGCACCGAGTGCCGGTGTGAAAGGTTCTGGCTGGCCTGATAGGTGCCGGTACCGAGCGCGCGGCCGGGGTCGAGGCCGCGACCATTGTCGAGACCGCGGAAGAAGACGCCGCGCCAGTCGGGGATCTGGAAGGTGGTCGCGCCGTCGCCGGCGCCATAGCGGGTGCCGATGGCGGCAAAGAGCCGGGCATAGGTGGTGCGGGACACGACCGCGCCATTGGCGACGAGACAGCGGTTGCCGGCCGGGACTGCCGCCATATCGAACAGGTGCAGCTTTCCAGCCGGCCAGACCAGATCGAGCAGGTCCGTGATCTTGGACGCCGTCAGGTTCGGGATGCGCGCGACATCGAAGACGCCCGAGCCAACCTTCGATGCGTCCAGCGACGGAATACGCGCCGGGTCGAAGGCGCCGGTGCTGACCTTGCTCGCGTCGAGGGCCGGAATCCGGGCGGCGTCAAAGGTGCCGCTGCTCGTCTGACTGGCCGGAAGGCTGGGGATGCGCGCCAGTGGCACCGTCCCCGAGGTGATGTCCGCGCCCGAATGGACGTGTCCGGTGTCAGACTTGCCTGCCAGCGCAGTGATCAGGCCGGTGATGGCCGACATGGCCAGCGCCGGGATCCGGGCGGCATCGAAGACCCCGCTGGTCGTCTGGCTGGCCGGCAGGCTGGGCAGCCGCGCTAGGGGAACCGTGCCCGAGGTGATGTCCGCGCCCGAATGGACGTGTCCGGTGTCGGACTTGCCCGCCAGCGCAGTGATCAGGCCGGTGACGGCCGACATGGCCAGCGCCGGGATCCGGGCGGGATCGAAGACGCCGCTGGTCGTCTGGCTGGCCGGCAGGCCAGGCATACGCGCCAGCGGCACCGTGCCCGAGGTAATATCCTCACCCGCATGGTTGTGGGCCGCGTTGGCCTTGGACGCCGGATCGAAGTTGCCGCTGTCCCAGAACTTGCGCCAGGCCGACCATGCCCCGCCGATCGACCCACGATGAAAGACGTCGCCGCTGGAGGGCCGGGTGTAGCGCTGCTCGACCGCATTCCCATGGGCCAGCACCTCGATCATACCGGCCGCTCCGACCGGATAGTTGCTGCCATCCGTTGCGCCGGCGTCGAGCGGCTGGCGATAAAAGCCCGGCGTCACACATAGATTGAGGTCAGACCCCGAGGCTGCGAGCGAGTCGACGAACTGTTGCAGAACAGGCTTGCCCGTGACCTGGGCCCAATCGTGCGAGTGGATGGCGGGGGCTTTGCTGGCGGGGTCGAAGTTGCCTTCGAACCAGAGCTGCTGGATGCCCACGCGCGGTACGGTCTCGAAGGAAACCTGTCCCGTGGCGCGGATTATGGCGAACGGAATACCTAGATAGGTGCCGTCGTCAGCGAACCGCATAAACTCGAGCAGCGAGCCGTTGTTCGCCCCGCTCTCGGCCGAGCCATTCGCGCGGATGCGCCAGCGGGTATTGGCCCCGGTCCTGAAGTTGATCTCACGCCCCGTGCCGGCGTTGCCGATCAGATCGAGGCTGGGTCCGCTCGCCCGCGAAATAGCGAAGGCACCCGTGAAGGTCGCACCCGCTAAGCTGGCCTTCTCCGCAAGCGCGGTCGCCAACCCGGTGATCTTGGCCATGGCCAGATCGGGGATCCGCAGGACGTTGAAGATGCCCGTCGTCACATGGCCAGCGTCGTGGCTGTGCGCCGAGTCTGCCTTGCTGCCGAGCAGGGCCGTCAGCAGCACCTTGAGCCGCGACGGAGGGACAGCGACGTCGCCCCGAATTCCGGCGTCCACCTCGGCCTGATCGGCGATCTCGATGACACCCGGTCGATCGACCGTCGCCGGCGGATTGATGAAGTCCGTATCACCGAACTCGATCATGGCCGTCGTCAGGCTGGCCAGCACCACATCCACAGCGAGCAGCATGATCGACGCTGCGGACTTCTGGACGATCGGCGCCGCCTGGCCGTAGACAGCGAACAGCGTGCCGTCCGAAAGGATCAGGCCGAAGCCGCGCATGCTGTAGGACTGGATCGTTTCATCGCGGATCGTCAGGTGCAGGATGTCATCCGCGACGACGTCGCCGGCGAAGGTCGTCAGCCGCTTGAGCTCGCTTGGCAGCGCCGTCATGGACGCGAAGTTTGCGCCCGTCATATTGGCCGAAGTCAGGGCCACCTCGCTGATCGTCAGCGCATTGGTCCCGGTGTTCTGTGCATTGATCAGGGCAGCGCGCCCGACATTGGTGATGGTGATCGGCAATCCAGGCATCAGGCGGCCTCAAGCTGCAGGCGGTAGAAGTCCGCGGCGCGCGCGGCGGCGGCCAGGCCGAGACCGCCCTGGGCCGCGAGGCCCTGGGTGA